TTCCAGGTCGTCACACACAATGCTGTTCTGACGATTCTTTGGATCTTGCATCCGTGCTTCTCTTAGAACAAAGGAAACATCAAGGTCGTTAGGATCGGCGTAGCGCTGGCTAAATTCCTGAAAGTAGAAGCTTCTGTGTCTGAGGATCTGGCGCGCGATGTCCCTCGTCGTGTCGATCCCGATTGTGGCGTTGCACATTTCGAGTGGTGACCAGTGCTTGTGCTTGACGAGGTATCGGACGAGCTTTTCTCCAGTTTCTGAGTTGAACTGGTTAGCTGGGTTAGATACTCTGGCACAGTAGGCAATAAGCTCAAGTGCGTCATTGAAGTGCTCCTTAAATTCTTCAGCAGGCGCTGGCTGGACAACTAGAAATGCTTTTGGTTCTGCATACTTCATGCGATATCATACTCCGATGCAAGAGCATTATTCTTTTTCTTCGCTTTTTCCGGAGCAAATTCTGGCTTGAACCATTGCTTACCTTCAACAGTAATAAACTGTCGATTAGTTTCCTCTTTGTTTGGATTTTCCATAACGATTTTTGTGCGCTTACCTTTACGGCTTGCGTCAAGTTGATTTAGTAGGCGTTGACCAGATGCTTTATAAGAAGCACGAACAGCTGCTTTTGTGCCCACACTCACATTCGAGTGCTTTCCTTGTGAAATAAAGCCTTTCGACTTTCCGCCTTTACCTTTACCCATAATATATCTCCTTAGGGTTATAGTTTAAAATCTGAGAAACGTTCTTCCATTTTCGTATTGTCAAACACTGGTGTGTCTTTGACAAGACCTTCGGTGCTATCACCTTCAACATCATATAGACGCATTTTAGCTCTGTCAACACCAACAACAAACCTTTTATTTGCATTCGGATCATTGTATCTATTCTTCAACTGTTTGACCATAATCTGACCTTGTGCTTCCAATTCTTCATTGGTCACAAGAGCAAACATCAAGTCTGCCGTCGCGGGTAGTCCAAAAGACTCGGACGTATCTTCAAGCCCAGGATCCGAGCTAGAATAACCAGTGCGTGTCGTTTGCGTTGCAGAGACAATCGGAAGGTTGAACTCAACTGCGAGTCCTCGCAATTCTTCAGCAATCGCTTTAATGTAAGTGTAACTATTTGTAGATCCTCCCATTTTAATACGTGCTGATGCACAAATGTTTAGATAGTCAATAAAGATAATGTCAGGAACAAAACCTTTCTTGAGTTTCAATTCATTTAAAAGCGCTCGAAAGTGATTTGCGTTTGCAGAGCCAGTTGGATACTCTTTGACAATCAACTTACCATTTGTCTTTGTCTTGATTTTACCAACACGCTCCATAAAGCTTTCTTTCGAAAGCGTATCAATCTCACCAATAGGAATATCAAGCAAGTTTGCGTCAATACGTTCCGCAATGCGCTCTTCGCTCATTTCCATTGTTATGTATAGCGCATTTCTACCTTGACTTAGAGCACTGGCAGCAATGTGACACATAAACAGAGATTTACCAACACCAGTGCCAGCTAGTGCAATATTCAGAGACTTGTTAGACAAGCCGCCTTTTGTGATCTGATTAAACATATCAAGATCAAATGGAAGCTTTTCCTCTTGAGCGTGGTAGAAATCATAGCGCTCTTGAATGTTTTCAAGATAGTCGTGACCAATATTAGTATCAAAAGAAACTGACAATGCTTTTGTCAGAATATCTGGCAATGCGTTTTTAGTCAGGTCTTGGTGCTTACCATCAATGATAGAGATTGACTCCATAACTGCATTGAAAAGAGCACGGTCTTGACACCACTTTTCTGTTTTGTTATAAAGCCATTCGTCATCAATCTCTTCAATCTTGAAGATTTCTGGAATGATTTCTATCGCATGACGATAGTGCTCATCCGACATTGTTTGGTTGTCATCAAGTTCAATCTTAAACGATTCAGCTGTCGGCAGTTTATTGTATTTGGCAACGAACTTCGCTACCTCTTTAAATAGATTTGAATATACCCCCTCAAAATATTCAGGTTTAATGAAGGGCAACACACGGCGCATATACCCTTCATTCACCAACAAGTTTCGTAATACAGTTTGCTCAATATTAGCGTTTATCATTACTTTCCTTATTTGCAGTATCAGCAATTACAGTCTCGGCTGCATTTTCCAAGATAGAGTATAATACTGCACCTACACGTTTTTGTAAAGCATATTCTTCATCAGAAAGATTAATATCGGGCGACGAGACAATATCAAAGTTGAACTTCATATACTCCTCATCTTCGCTTACGTGGATTGCTTTATATTGAATGACTGTCTCTGTGAATTCTCCACTCAAGAATCGAACATTCCAATTTTCACCGTCACTTGGAATTAACTCATAATCAACATTTTCTTTCAATGTATCTGATGTTTCAAAAGTAATCATTATATTTTTCCTTTATATCCTTTGTATTTCATTCCAGGCAATATATTATCAAGATCGAAAGACATTCTGTGCAATTCTCTTTCATGCATCTTTTCAAACTTATCTCTTTTATGTATTCCAAAAATTTGATCAGATAGAACTACATCACCATCTTTCCAATAATGAGAATACACACAACTTGGACTAGTAATATGATCCAACATATCATCACAGAACTCTAACATTTCAGAATGAGTCATTCCTGTAACATGCTCTGTCTGTAAGGGAGATATGAAAATTCCCTTTTTACCATAAGGATTTTCTACAATTAAATTATGTTCTATAGGATCAAGCCCACCAATCTGATCTTTAGTTTTCTGATATGCAAAAGAATCAATATCTTTGCGCCAGCGACCTAGACCAAACTTTATTTTAAGAGACTCATACTCTCTCTTTTTATCGTCGGATAAGAGATCATAGGCAATCATATGATTTGTAAAATGTGTTACAGAGCCAGATGATCCACTAGCACCATATAGAAATGTGAAGGGTTTTCTTTCAATGTCATGTATTTTGTCGCTATGCCAATTCAAATCTTCTATATGACCAAAGACACCTTCATTGTTATGATCATCTTTTTTCCCAGAAACTCTAATCAATCCAGATAATCCAGAAACAAATGAAGACTTCACTTTCTGTGAAAAATTTTCATATTCCTCAGTCGTAAAAGCATAATCGTGGTTTCCCAAATAATTACAAAAGTTTTGAATATTCTGAGGAGATAATGATTGATTTCTCCAAACAACAACCGTATTTTGAATTAAAAGTTTTATAACTTTCAATATATCTGTATGCTTTAGGTTTTGAATTGGAGTGTGACAAATCACACTCCAACCATTTTTATGGATTTCATACTCCATTATTCAATAACCTGTTCTAGAACCTCATCCATATCAATAAGAGATTTATGACCAATCTGATATTGTTTTTTCAGAAACTCTTTAAAGTCAGTTGAAGCAAAGATTGGTTCCCAGAAATCAGCCGTCTTAGTATCTTTCTCACGCTTCTTAGGATCAACAAGTTCGCCAGTCTCTTGATCTACACGGCAATACCAACCCATACTTGGCTTTGCGACATAGTTGCCAGCAACAGCGATTTCGAGCAAGCCAGAGTATTTTTCAACACCACCGTCCCATGATACAGAGATTGGAATCTTTGATTTCTCTTTCACATAACGCGACTTTTCAACATTAATAACAAAATCATATCCAGTCACCTCTGTGCCAGTTTTATTCTGACGGCGACCAAGAATCCAGATGTTGTCTGCCGAGTAGTAAATGCCTGTGCCACCAGATACGATATCTTTCGGGAACAAACCAATCTCTTTGTAGGTGTGATTGATAGCCAACATAGGAATATTCTTCATAGCAAGATATGGTGTTGCCATACGGAAAAGACCTTTGAGCGCTTTTGCTCGTGACATATCTGCAACCGACTTTTCGTTAAGAGCGTCTTCCATTTCTTTCTTGGACGCCAAGTTGCCGATAGAGTCGATGACAACAATAACATTATCTTTACGATCCATACCTTCAAGTTGACCGACAAGATCAAACTTTAGCTCTTCAACATTTGTGATAGGTGTGTGAAGAACTCGGGAAGGATCAATACCGAATTGCTCAAAGTATGACTGAGGCGAACCAAATTCTGAGTCATAGAAAAGCATTACTGCATCAGGATGTTTATCAAGATATGCACCAGCCATGAGCAATGCAAATGATGTTTTGAAGTGTTTTGATGGACCAGCAAGAACTGTGAGTCCTGGCGCAAGACCACCATCAACGTCACCCGATAGCGCAACGTTGACCATAGGAACGGATGTTGACACCATCTCCTTATCGTTAAAGAACTTGGACTCAGACAACACTTCAGTTGCCTTGAGTTTAGAATTCTTTTTGAGTTTGTCCATAATTGACATTTAGTATTAACCTTTCCACTCAGAAGTTTTTTCTAGTGCAATCCAGTAGTTGATATCATCTGTTGCATGACCAAAATGAGAAACAAGCTTTGATGAAATAGAGACTGTATAATCACCAGAAATGACTTTGAAGTTCGCAATATTAAAGATAAATTTGAACTCAGCGCCATCAGGATAATTACCAGGAACAACTGTTGAATATGTATTAGATGTTGCGTTGTTATCGTCAAAGATACTTAGCTTCAGGCTACCTTCATCTGGCTCAACAGAAAGTGATGTGTGACCAAGAGCAGAGCTGGCGCTTTTAAGACGCTTCAATGTCTCTGCATCAAGCGTGAATGATACTTCTGCGTTTGGCATTTTAACGTCACTTGTCGGTGCAGTCAAAATCTCAGGATCAGAGAAAAAGTATTTAATCTTTGATCGACCAGTATTGTCACTGATAGTAACAAACTCTTCTGTAAATGCAAGATTTGGCTTGTCAACAAGACTCAGCACACTCAAGAATTCTCCAAGATCATAGATGCCAAAGTCTGTTGGAAAGTCTTGATTGAGAGTTGCGCTTGATACGACATTGCGAGCTTCTGTCATTGTTTTGATGTTGTTACCAGAACGAACAACAAAATTAGAATTGATTGTAGAAAAGTTCCGAAGAACGTTTAGGGTGTTTTCAGTAAGTTCCATAGTAACTCCGTTAATAATATAAGATTCATTATACACTAATAAGTGCGTTTTGTAAATAGCTTTTTAGAAAGATACGTTTTGTTCTTTCTCTCGGTCATCTTTCTCATAGACTGACCGCATGGCATTGTTTACTGTAATAATTTCTCTCAATACAGTAAAATCTGGTGCGAAGTTCACAAATGCAGCTGTGTCTTTAGGAAAACAAGCCCCACCAAAACCACGCTTACCGTCATATCCTGGTACAGATGTGTGTGACGTGCCGACACGTGGATCGCCAGTAATCGCATTAATAACTGTATTGTAGTTGCAGTAGTTTGCATCAACGATATCGTAGAACTGATTAAACCAAAGAACTTTTGATGCAAGATATGAGTTAACGCCATACTTGACGAATGATGCTTCTTTTGCAGTCATATGATATACAGGACACGGTTTACAATTACTGTATGTGTCATAGAGGTCTTCAACTTCTTTTGTGATAGTTTTCGAACCACCAAAAACATGGAGAGACGGATTTACGAAGTCTTCATTCGCTGCTTTCTCTGTGAGAAATTCCGGATTATAAACAACACGATTTCCACCAAGTCCAGAAGTAAGTTTGTCAATGATATCTGGAGTCACTGTTGATTTAACAATGATATGACCCATACATTTGTTTTTAAGATAATTTACAGTATCTTCAACAATGGTTGAATTAATAGAGCCATCGTCACCCATAGGCGTGGGAACGCAAATGAAAGACGCATGAATATTATGACCTTTCAGCTGTTTAATATCAGTGCCTTCGCGAGGATCAATAATAATCTTTTCAACGTCTGGATGATTAAATCCATAATCAACTGCTTTGCCCACAAAGCCGTGACCGATAATAGCAATCTTCATTAGAAACCACCTGGATATTTGTGTGTATGATATTGATGAATAAGTGTTTCACCACCGATAGTAATACGGTGCTTTAGTTCTTTGAGAGTGATACCAAAGTATGCAGCTGCTTCATTGTATAGCGTATCAATCGCTTCTTTAGTTGACATTATAATATCCTTTATACCATGTCACAAATTTCTCAACACCAACAGAGATTGGTGTAGTGGCTTTATAGCCAAGAGCTTGTAGTTTTGTTGTATCCGACCAAGTGGTCTGAGTGTCAGCTGGATGCATAGCCGCAAACTCTTTGATTGCTTTGCGTCCAAGATTTGCTTCAATGTGATCAACAAACTCCATAAGTGGTACTTTATCACCATAGCCAATATTGTAAATATCTTTTTGCTTTGGAATTGTATTTTCTAGGCAGTGTGTGACAATAATGTTGATGCCAGCTACAATGTCATCTACATATGTGAAGTCACGGATCATATCACCGTTATTGAATAGTGTAATTGGATTGCCTTCAACAATATTCTTAGTGAAGTCAAACAGCGCCATATCTGGACGACCCCAAGGACCATAGACTGTGAAGAATCGCAAGCCAATTGCATTAGTCAAATTGCTTGACATAAACTGACACTCGTTTGTTGCCTTGCTATATCCATATGGATTCAACTGATAGCCAGTCTTTTCGTCTTCTTTCCAAGGAAGTTGATTGCCAGCCATGGTGCAGGATGTTGACGCATAGACGACACTTTCAACAGCAAACTCTTCACAAGCATCAATCAAGTTTTGAGTGCCACTAATATTGTTATTAATGTAAAGAGAAGGATCTTTAAGCGAGTGACGAACGCCAGCGTAAGCGCCTAGATGGATTACTGCATCTGGCTCGTGATGTTTAATAAATTTTCTAACAGCTTTTCGATCTTTTAGATCAACAAAAGCAACGTCAACACCAAGCTCACGAAGATTTGTTTGCCGCGCAATTTTGAGAGCAACATCATAATAATCATTGAAGTTGTCGAAAGAACATACCTCGTGACCATCATTAAGAAGATTTTGTGTCAGATGATATGCAATAAATCCAGCACCACCAGTGATAGCAATTTTAGCCATAGTTATTCCTTAGAAGTTTTGTTGTTTGTATTATTATAACACGCATTCTCGCCATGCGCAACTCTTTTTCTCAAATCACTTGAACTAAATCTGTGCGATCTATTGTTGTAATAGAGTTGAATATTCTTGCGTTCACAGACTGCTTTGCCTGTGAATTCTTGGTCACGATATTCAGCGCCCATAATCTTTACATCTACGTTAAACATTTCGAGAATATCAACAACATCATTTTCTGATTGATAACAAATAATCTCATCAACATATTTAACGCCAGACAATTGAACATGGCGCTCAACAAGCGTCTGGACGGGAGAATTCTTTTCAGATCGGTCGAGAGAAGGATCAACTTGTAACCCGCAAATTAGATAATCGCAGACTTCTTTCGCTTCTCGCAACATAGCAACGTGACCCGCGTGAAGCAGATCAAACGTTGAAAATGTGATTCCAACTTTCATTTATGTGTTCCTATATGCGTATTCTAATGCTCGGTCGGCTTCAACATCAATGGGTCTGTTTTCATACCAACCGCCGTTTTCCATATCAAATTGCTTACATAAATCAGCAATCTGTTTTGCTGTAATGGGATATTCTTTTTGCAATGCTCTTGCAGCAATGGCAACCATCATCTGATACATCTTGTGATACCAGCCAGTTTCAGAAATAGTCGCATATTCAATTGCGAGTTTCTTGGGCCAGAATGGGCAGTCATGATATCCAGTCCATGTAATGGCTGTGTTTTGCATCTTATCTTTTCTATGATTGATTACTTGCTCAACCATTTCTGGTGGCAGTCTGTCAAGAAATGATCCTGTTCTCTGCTTTTCTACATAGGGGTAACGGGCAAGAAGAGCGTCAACGTCAATAGAATTGCCATCCCCACTGAATATAAAATTATCAGCCTCGTCATATGTTGCAGGGATGTAATACATTCGGCTGAGGTCTTTACACTGTTTGTCTCCTTGATCGTCAAGCCGTGACTGCAGTGCGAACCAGAAGTGTTTGATTTCTGCCACTGGTATATGGCGATCAAGTTCGAATACGAGTCGGAACTTTTTCTTAGTAGGGCGACTGCTTGCAGTACTGTAGCAAACAAAGCGCCAATCACCAACAAGTTTACGTACAAAATCATTTAGGT